CGCTTCTTCTACTGCGCTAAGGCAAGCAAGTCCGAGCGCAACGCGGGGCTGGAAGGGTTGCCGGAGAAAGCAGACGGCGCAATAAACCAGAACTTCCACCCCACCGTCAAGCCCCTTGCCCTGATGCGCTACCTGGTCAAGCTGGTGACGCCGCCAAATGGAATTGTGCTTGACCCGTTCCTCGGTAGCGGATCTACGGCCGTCGCCGCGATCCTCGAAGGCTTTGACTGGCGCGGTTGCGAGATGACCGAAGAGTATTGGCCCATCATCGAAGCACGCGTGAAGTGGGCCAAGAAGGAAGCCGCCAAGCCCACCCAGGGCGAGCTGCCTATTTGAGTTTCTTTTGGCGAATGCGTTCGGCGTGGGCTGGCAATCCGGCCACGCCGTACCATCGACCAGCTTTCGAGCTGTTGCAAGTGCGGCAGATTGGGCGCAGGTTCGACGGCCACAGTGCTCCGCCCGCGACGATCGGTTTGACATGATCGACGGCCTCCATCGGGTCTTTGCAAATCCAACACAACCCACCGAAGTAGTCAATCCGGGCCATTAGTTGTGGGCCCGTGCAGGTGCCTTTGGCAGCTTTCATTTTGTTGCGTCGACGCGGACCGCCAACGTATTGCGTGAGGTGACTGCCACAGAACCCAAGACCACGGTGCGGGTCATTGCAGCCGGGCACCGAGCAACCGCGCGTCGGGTCATTTACGCGCACCGTCGGATCGCCGTGGTATCGAAACTGGCCGAAGTGGGGCATGCACATTCCGTGAGCAAAGCTGCGCTCATCGCACCCGGCCACCGAACACCGCCGATCTTTGATTGGCGTGGCCCGGCCACCTAACGGATCGCCGTAGGCGCGCCAGCGCTTGTTATGGGCCTGGCAGTAGCCATTGGCAAACACCTTCTTTTCGCAACCCTCAACTTTGCAGGGCACCACCTTCTCAGGAGCTTTGTGTTGCTTTTCGTGATAGCGGCAATAGCGCCCGAGGCCAGCTTCTTGATCGCAGTCAGTCTCGGCGCATTTGCGAAATTCGTACTCAGGTATTGGCGTGCCGAGCAACGGATCACCGAACCTCTGAAAGCGGTAGTAATGGTGACGGCAATAGCCTTTACGCACAACTGGCCACAGACAACCCTCGACCGCGCAGCCCTCGCGTTTCTTCTCTAAGAACTCGCCGTGGACTTGCAACTGTCGGTAGTGCTTGTCGCAGCAACCTTTTGTCAATGACTTGCGAGTGCAGCCCGGAGCGCGACAAAGCTTCTTCGGTTCTTGCGGTCTGGTGGCCTTGGCAGTGAGCAACGGGTCGCCGTATAGACGCCAACGCTTGTAGTGCTTTTCGCAATAACCCCGAGACTTTTTGAGCAGGTCGCAGCCCTCAACCGAGCACGGTTCTTTGGGCTTTCTTTCGGGACCTGGCACCCCACCAGTTTGCCCCATCGTTGCGACTTTGCATTCGATAAGTGTCACCCCGTGACACTCACAACGCAGCAACCGTCACGGCCATGCCCGCACCTTTCACTCCCCAGACCCCATCGCCCGCCCCGCACAAGCAGGCTGGCGTCGAAGCCTTGTTCAGCGCTGCCTTCACCGGCGGCGGCGTTTCGCTTGCCTCTTTGGTGGCCGCTGCCCACAGCGCGTTCCCGGCCCAGACCGCGGTAGCTGCTTCGGCCATCACCGCTGCTCTGGCCTTCTTGCGCAAGGAAGCCCCCTACGTCCGTGACGCTGTGAAGCTTTGGAACTCGGTACGCAAAGACGCCGCTGTGCAGAAGGCCGTCGCCAAGCTCGCGAACACCCAGGCATTCAAGGACGCCGTCAAGGCCGAAAAGGAAGCTGAAAAGGCCGTCGAGTCAAACCCGGTTGCCGACAAGCTCGCAGACGCCGCTGTTGCCGAAGTGAAGACCGCGGTCGAAGAAGCCGTCGCTCCCGCCGCTGGTCCGCAGGTTCTCTAATGGCTTGCGACTGCACTCTGTGCCGCCCGCTTCGCACCGCACCGACGCCAGTCGTTGAGGCAACCCCCAAGCGCACCCGCAAGTCGGTAGCGCTACCCCTCGTCACGGCTGAAGCCGTAGTCGAGACCCGATCCAACGAGGAGTAAATGATGGACAAGTTGAACCTGGGCAAGGTGCAGAACCGCACGCTCACGATCCGCGAAGGCTTGCAGAGCCGTGGCGTCGAGACCGACGCCGAAGGCCGCAAGATTTACACCGCCCTTGCTTACGGCTACGACGACGGCACTGCCGCCACCATTGACACCTACGGCACCACGATGGCGCGCGGTGCGATGGCCCACGTCTCCCCAAACGACTTCCGCATTCTCGAATACCACCAGCAGAGCAAAGACCCAGTCGGCAAGCCCGTCAGCATCGAAGACACGCCCGAGGGCCCACTGGTTCGCTTTGTGTTTGCCGACACCGACCGCGCCCAAGAACTGCAGGGCCTCGTAGACGGTGGTTTCATCCGTGGCGTGTCAGTTGGTTTCATCCCGACTGACGGCTACGCACGCAAGGACGGCACCGTCGTCTTTACGAAGGTGGACCTCCACGAGCTGAGCCTGGTCAATGCCCCGAGCTCGAAGAAGGCCCTGATCGACCTGTCTCGTGAACTCGGCACCGACGAGGCCGACCTTGCCGACCTTTACGCAGACGTGATCCGCCCAGCTACGCCAGTCGAAGAAGCCGTGACTACGTCCTACCGTGAATACTCAGATCGCCGCCGTAAGACACTCAGTGCTGAGGGTATTGAGGCAGCCCAGGTGTTCGATCGTGCATACACAGTGGCTACGCCAGTCGAAGAAGCCCGCGACGCCATCACCGGCATCATCACTCGCGCCGGGTCCGACGACACCACGGCGGCTCTGTCGCTTGTGCTCCAACTTCTCACCATCATCGACACCGCAGCTGACGTGGCCCAAGACGTGGCCTCTGACGCGCTTGGTGTAGAAAACCCCGACGACGCCCAGGATGCGGCGCTCGAAGCTGGTGACTTAGACGACGACAACAGCGCTCTGGGGACCTCCCTGGAAATGGCAGCAACCGTCACCCCTGTTGAAACGGTCACCGTGGCCCGATCAACCCGACGCCGCCCCTGGCGCCGGTAGCCGCAACAAACCGGCCATCTTGTGAGGTGGTCGGCGGTTGTGACCACAGCGGCGAAACAACCGTCAACCCCAAGACCAAGGAGAAATCCCATGAACCGTGAGCAACTGCTCGCAGAGCTCAACAAGGTGGCCGCCCGCGCTGCCGAGCTTCGTGGTGCTGAGACCCTCGACACCGTCGCCCTCGACGCCGCCGAGTCCATCCGCACTTCGCTGCTCAATGCGCTCGCCGCCCTTGACGCCGCTACCCCGGCTGTCTCCATTGTCCCCGCTGCCGCTCCTGCGACGCGTTCGACCGTTGCCCGCAAGGCCATCGAGTCGGGTGTCTTCGCTCGTGCTCTCAACGGTGACAAGTCGTTCGAAGCCGTTATCGACATCTCGGATGTTCGTGACGCCCTCGACATCTTCACCGACCCGAACGGTGCCTCTGGCTCGTCGCCCATCGTCGCTCCGGACTACCTGACCGACATTGCGCTGAAGCCTGTTGCCCCGCTGACGCTGCTCAACTACATCCCACAGTCGAACACTCAGTCCGACACCGTGGTCGTGTTCGTTGAAACCGGCTTCACCGACAACACGGCTCCTGTCGCTCGTCGCGCTGGTTCGCCTGCTGACTACACCGCTTACACCGAGTCGGGTATCACCTTCACCCGCCTCGTGCAGACGGTTTCGAAGGTCGGTACGGTCTTCCGCACTGACACCTCGACGCTCGCCGACCAGGCTCAGCTCGCTTCGATCATCGAGAACCGTCTCGTGTACGGCATCAAGAACAACCTCATCGCTCAGATGGTTGCTTCGACCGACACGGCCAACGGCATCCCCTCGCTGCTCGTCACCGGCTCGGGCCGCGCTCAGTCGCTGACCTACGAAGTTGTCGCCAACAACCTGAACCAGACGCGCATCAACGCGATCGAGGCCGTCCGCCAGGGCATCACTGCCGTGCAGAAGACCTTCACGCCTGCCGCGTACATCTTGGCTTCGGCGTCGTTCATCGAGGCTCTCTCGCTCGCGACTTCGACGATCGGTACCTACCTGTTCGCCCAGCCGACCAGCACGACCCAGCAGCTCACGCTGTGGGGCCTGCCCGTCGTATGGTGCCCGCAGATGGTCATCGCTGACGACTCGGAGTGGGGCGGCATCGCCGTCGGCTCGTCGCAGTACGTCTCGCTGGTCAACCGCCAGCAGATCACTGTGGCCGCTTCGGAGAACGTCGGTACCGACTTCGTGGAAGACGCCGTGCGCTTCCGTGGTTCGATCCGTGTGGCTCTGACCAACGTCCGCCCCGAGGCTTTCTGCGTGATCACTGGTCACCTGCCTGCCTAAGGCACAACACTGACGACGGAAGACCGCGCTTCCGTCGTCAGCCTTCCACCGCGGTAGCCAAACCCCGGTCATCTCTTTGAGGTGGCCGGGGTTTTTGGCTTTGCAGCAAGGGTCAAACAAGAACCCACGATCTACGAGGCGCGCAATGACCCTGATCTCCGCCGAAGACTACGAACTCTTTACCGGCTCGACCGCGCCCGACAACTTCGAGGCGCTACACAACTATGTAGTTTCGTCACTCGAAGACGTACTTGGCCGCTGGCTCGTCAGCCAGAGCTACAACGAGCACATCTTCCCCATCAGTAAAGACGGCGTGCTCTACCCTCGGGCTACCCCGATCACTACTGTTCCCGCTGGCTGGCGTTTCGACAACGATGCCGTCTACCTGATCTGGGACCTCTACGGCGGCTCGAGTGAACCGGTCAATCCAGCCGGATTCACGGACTACGGCATCGACAGCGGCATTGGCGCGGCTTACACATCGGACGGGCTCAACGCCAACTCGATCGATTACTTCTTGGTCCAGGGCATCGACATCACCTACACCGGCGGCTACACGCCTTACGGATCGGGTGGCCTTTACACCCCCTACAACGAAGTCCAAGCAAACCCAACCTTTCAGCTGTCGAGCGACTTGCCCGTGGGACTGGCGAAGGCAATCGCGTGGGGCATCCACACCAAATCCAACGCTGAGAACTTGGCGCTGCCCCGGGGCATTCAGTCGATGAACATTGCTGGGGAGTTCTCGGCCACGCTCGTGCCCGGCACCATCCTCGGACCCGACGGCTACCCAGTTCCTCGCAAGCTCAAGGCGGCGCAAGACCTCGGCGGCCAGTGCCTCACCCTCGCCGCCCCGTACCGGCGGTTGCGCAAATGATCGGCGCCAACCAAGCACTCAAGGTATTGACGCCCACCGTCGGCGACCGCGACGCCGAGGGCGTTCCTGTCACGACCTACGAAGTCACCGACGCCGTTGTCGGCAACCTTCACCAAAAGAACGCCCAGGAGTACGTGAACGGCACTTGGCAAACCGTTGAGCAGTGGCAAGCCTTTCTACCTGCCGCCACGGTCGTCGACCACAAGTGCGTTATTCAAGACGACGCGGGCACGAACTACCGCGTCGAAAGCGTCGCAGTTCGTCGTGGACCAACCGGCGCCATTCACCACATCTCTTGCACGCTGACGAAGGCCGGTGCGTGATGGAAATCAAAGTCACGGTGGACGACGCGGTGCTCTCGAATCTTCTGAACGGCCGTGAGATGGTCGATGTTCTGACCCAGGTGTCTACGTCGATCAACGCCGCAGCTCGCACCTACACGGGTGTCTTTACGGGCGAGCTTTACGACTCGATGCAATACGCGGTCGGCGAAACGACGACGGGTGCCGAAGCCACCCTCGGATCGGGCGCCGAGGACAACAACCCAGTAGCCCAGGCCGCTCTCAACTGGTACGGCCACGAGGACCCAAACGGTCTAACCGTTCGCGAGGACTACCCGCGTTGGGAGCCCGATCACGAGGTAAAGCCACACCCAACCCGACCCTACGAAAAGGCTCTCGAAGAGCTCGGCGTCGAATACACCGTGGCCCCTGAATGGATTGAGTGGGCCAAAGATGGAGGCAAGAAGTGATCGCCATTCCGCAACTCATGGTCACTTGGCTCAACTCTGACGCCAACATTGCGGCGACTACCGAAGGCCGCATCTCGACGATCTTGCAGCCAGACGCCGGGTTTCCCGCAATCGTGATCGGCCCTGTCGGTGGTGGCCCCACCACGACGCCCTCGCGCAACGTAGACGCCTACGAGCGGTGGACCGTTCCCATTTACTGCCTGGCTGGTCGACGTGGCTCCGAACTGGACGACTTGCCCGACAACGTGGCTGCTTGGTCGCTTGCCCAGCAAGTTTCCCGTTTGTTGGCCACGTTAGATACGACGCACTTTGTGGACAACAGCGCCGAGATCGTCGCCGCCCGCGTCTTGAGCGTCACCCAAAGCGTCGATCCTGGCAACTTTGCCCGGGTCCTCATCAATGCCCAGATCCAAATCTGGAACCGCCAGCAGTAGCAGCAACCGTCACCACCAATCCCAACACAAGGAGCTAACCCGTGTCCTCGTCAGTAGACAACCTCATCCAGGGCCCCGGCCACATCTACGTCGCCCCCTACGGCACGGCACTGCCCGCTGCCGCCGACCTCGCCTCTTTGATGGCTGGCACCCTTTCGGGCTGGAGCTCGGTGGGTGAGACCACTGCCGCCGTGGACATTGTGGACACGCCTACCTGGGTTAAGGCCACCAGCCAGCAGCAGGCTCGCGACCTCGACGCCTCGATCTCGGCCATTGCCACCACCGTTAAAACGACGCTGCGTGAAGTGACCGAGGCCCGCCTTTCGGACTTGATCCGTGGCACGAAGACGACCGGCACCAACGCCGACTCGTTCGCCCCTGCCGGTATCGGACCTGCTCCCAAGTTCAGCCTCGTGGTTGTCGGCCCCTGGCCTGGCGGCCAGTCGGTGGCCCTTGTTGCCGAGCGCGTTATTTACTCGGCTGCGCAGACCTTGAGCTTCGACAACACCAAGTACACCGAAGTTGCCGTTGAGTTTGAAATCTTGACGCCTTCGGACTCGGGCCCTGTCGGTGGCTACACGGTCTACGTCACCAAGCCAGCTGCTTAATCAATCCAAATAGTCCAACGCGGAGGACGCCATGAAGAACTACAACACGAGTGAGCCACCCAAGCAGCTAACGGAAACCGTCTGCATTGGGTGGCATCACCACCTCGAAAAGACCGAGGCCGGGCAAGAGATCGTCTACGACCTCAATGCCGCTGGTGAGCGCATCCCGAAGACTTACGAAATCGTGGCGTCGCTTTCGACGAATGACATTCTCGCCATCTACAAGAACCTCGGCCCCGACGCTGTGGCGGACTTGCCCCGGCGATTGATCGAAGGCGACATCGAGGTAGTGGTGGAGCTGGCCGGTGCCGTGTTCGGCAACGAGTTGGTCATGGCTATTGCCAAAGACCCCACCGTGGACACCGCCGCATTCATGTCGTTTTGTGCCGATGCTTTGGCCACGCTTGGATTTGGAGAGACCGTGCCGGACCCAAAAGCCGCTGCCTGATCGAGTGCTGGCACCTCTACTACGCGCTCTTCGTTGTCGGTATTTACGAGGCGTCACCAGCGCTCGCTCGGGCTGACCTTCGCAGGGAGTACGGCGTCACGCGTGACGATTTACCAAGCTTGCCCGCCGTTGAGTTCGTTGAGCTGATCGCGGGCCTAACCCGAGAAGCACGGGTGCGCGAGGTATTCATTTCAGCAACGGTCAAGAGGGAAGAAGAGCGGCCAAAGTCTACGGACGAGCTCTTGCGTGGTTTGGAACGTCACAAGGGCCGCGTGATTGTTGTGGAGGACTGACGTGGCCGAAAGCTTGATGCAGGCGATCTTGAAGATACGCCCCGAGCTTGACGTTGCCGCGATGCAGGCCCAGGTCAAGGAAGCGGCTACCAATGCCGCCGACGAGTTCTCGGCAGAGTTCTCAAAGACCGCCAGCGCGGAGATCACTGACAGCACGGCGACGGCGTTTGACGGATCAGTCGCCTCTGCGGGTGAGGCCGGTGCCAAAGCTGGAGACGCCTACGCCGCTGGCGTGGCCCCCGGTGTCGCTAAAGCTGGCGAAGAAACCGTAGCCGCGACCAAGAAGTCGTCAGAGATGGCCGCCGCCAAGAGCGAAGGCGCTTTGGCATCCGTCGGCAAGGCTCACTCGGCTATGACCTCGCTCGTCGGAATGGGTAGTGCTTTCGTTGCATTTAAGGGCGTCGAAGCTGCCATGTCCGCCGAGGCATCAGCCCAGACTGCTGAGATCGTCTTTGGCAAGGCCGCCGAAAGCGTTAAGAAGTTCGCAGAAGGCGCCGCCAACACAATGGGCCTCGCAAACGACCTCGCTTTGCAACAGACCAACCACGTCGGCAACATCGTTCACCAGGTGATGGGGGTTAGTCAAGAACAAGCCGCCACGATGTCCGAGAACCTGATCAAGCGTTCGAACGACATTGCCTACGCCGCCGGTGGAAGCCTGGCCGAGATCCAAAGCCGCCAGGCCGACCTCGTGACCGCCATGTCCGCCGCGGTTGCGGGCAAGCCAGCCCGAGCGCTCGCCCAATACGGCGTCATCATCAACAACACGACCCTGCAGCAAGAAGCGCTGCGCCTCGGCCTCGTCAAGTACTCGGGTGACCAAACAAAGGCCAACCTGCTCCAAGCCGAACACGCCATGCTGCAAGAGGACCTGACCAAAGCCATCGTCAAGTACGGCGCTAACTCTTCAGAAGTTGCGGTCATTCAGGCACGCATCACAAAGAACGAGGCCGACTACGCCAAAGCAGTTCAGGGCAAGGTCCCGGCACTGACTCAGGCTCAAAAGGCGCAAGCTGCCTACAACCTCGTTCTCGACCAGACGAACCAGTACAACGACTTCTTCAACAAGAACCAAAATGGATCGGCGGAACAGCTCGCCAAGACTAAGGCCGCGTTTGCCAACTTCGAGGAGAACCTCGGCGGAACGCTTTTGCCCGTCCTCAAAGACGTGATGGGTCCGTTGCAGAGCATGATGAAGCTTTTCACCGACTCACCCAAGTGGCTGCAGAGCACCATCGTCTACACAACGCTCGGCACCCTTGCACTGACCAAAATGGGCACTGCGGTCAAGGCTCTCAAAGACGGCTACACGTCAATGAAGACGATCATCACGGACATCGGGAACGCGTTCGACTGGGCCAAGAACAAGATCACCGGAAACACCGTGGCCCAGGACGCTGACACAGCGTCTTCGAAGAACAATGCCGCTGCCAAAGAAGCACAAACGAGCACGTCAGTCGCCGCCGCTGACGCCGCAGCGGTAGACGCGGGCGCTCAAACTGCCGATGCAGCCGCAGAAGAGGCCGCAACCGGAGCCGCTGTTGGTGAAGGGACTGCCCTTGCCGGACTTACCGCCGAACAAGTGACAAACGCCGGTGCCGCGCAAGCGGACGCCACTGCTCAAGCAGAGCTTGCTGCATCAGAGGCCGGTGGGCGTATGGGTGGACTTGCTGGGATCATGTCGTCACCCGTCGCTCGCGTGGGGTCTGGTCTTTTAGGTGCCGGACTACTGGCCTCGGGAGTAATGGACCAGGCCCACAACCACGTCGGTGGTGGGAGCGTCCTGAAAGACGCGCTTGGTGGTGCGGCTCTGGGTTTTGGTATCGGTGGCCCAGAAGGTGCCCTTGTTGGTCTCGCTGGTGGACTTGCCTACGGCGGCACGTCCTGGCTTATGCAGAAGTTCGGAATGAACCAAATGGCCACTGGCGGCACCGTTTACCCAACCGGCCGCATTGTTCAACTTGCCGAAGGTGGCGAACCTGAAGACGTAGTGCCTCACTCCAAGCGAGCCGGTTATGTCTCGGCGTTGGCGCCAACGGTAGGCGGCATGGTTGGCAGCAATACGTTCAACATCACGGTCCACAACGCTCAGAACCTCGACGCACAGTCGCTGGCCCGCGAGCTCGACCGCCTTAGTCGCGACGCCGCGTCCAAGTACACACGAACCACGAGGGTGCCCGCATGATCCTTTCTCAACTCGCAATTATTGCCCCCGACCTCACGACGAAGGCATTTTTGGGCAAAGTCTCATTCGACGGCCAAGGCTCGTTCACTGGCTACACACTTGACACGCTCGACATTTCTCCAGCTCCACTCGTCGTTCGTCGCCAGAAAATGCCTACCTTTGCCGGTGGCATCGTTGCCAGTGGCCACCCCGACATTCGCGACGTGAAGATCACGGGCACGATCATCGGCTCGTCAATCGACAACGCAAATCAACTGTGGCAGCAGCTCTCGCAAATCTGCGGTGACCCACTTACCGACGTAATCCACTTGCAGTTCGTGCCGTTCCCCGCCTACCAGTCCACCCTCACCCTCGAGCTACAAGGCGTCGTGCAGAGTTTGAAGCCGACCCCGATGGGCGGGTTTCAGATTGGCTATGAGATCGCGTTCGTAGCTGGCCAGCCATTTGCGAGCAACGTCGTACCAACCACTTGGGACCCGTCGCAAAGCTCGGGACCGACCTCGAACGGCAACGTTCGCAGCTACCCGACCATCGAACTTGCCACCACGGGTGCCGTTAGCGCCCTGCACCTGTCGATTGACCACGACGACGGCTCAGTTGATCACTTCAATCTGACCGGTCTTTCGCTAACCGACAACGGGACGATCTCGATTACTACGCGACCAGGTTTTGAAGACGTTCAGGTTCAACAAGGCTCGGCAGCTCCCGTACGTGCCATCAAATCGCGACAGGCCGGGTCGACGTGGCCCACAATCAAGCCCGGCAATAACACGGTGACCTTGACCACTACTGGCGGCTCCGCGGTAGTCACGTCGATTATTTGGAACGACGGATACACGCTATGAGCACGAACATTCACCAATACCCCGTCACGGGTAGTCGTGTCATTCCGCAAACGATTGGTGCCACAAGCGGCAACACGTGGGCGGTTTACTCGTTCCGTGGCGACACCCTCGAAGTTGCGGGCAAGACAATCTCTGCAGGCACCCGCGTCGACGCGACCACTGGCGAGACGCTTGTGGCTGTATTGCTTGACACCTCGGGGAACGCAATCGCGTACGGTTCGATTGAAGGCCTTGACGGTCTCGCGTCGCAGATCAAGCCAGTGCTGGCGACCGATCCAGACACGGGCGATCTCTACATCGGCATTGATGTGTGGATGCTCGGATCAACGGACCGCCCTGTTATGCGATCCGAGGACGGCACGACTTTTACGATGGCGGCTGCCCCAAGTGGCAACCTCAATGGATCCGCGGTGTACGGGCTGGCCTCGGTGTCGGGAACGTCCTACTCCGGCAACTGGACTTACCGCGGCGACATTCCCAAGACCTACACGTCGGCGGACGACTACTTGCCACGCATTACTGCGATGACGAGCGGCGGAACCGGCAACCTCTACGTAGCTCACGCAGTTGCTCAGCAAGACACTGGCGAAACTCTTACCTCGACGGCTTCCATTTTTCAACGTTTTATCTTTGGTCCAGGAACCGAAACCATGCAGACCGCAATGTTCACGGTCGGACAAACGCCGAGCGTGGGACACCTCAACAGCGTGCAGTTCCCGTTCGTCATTGTCGAGTCGATGGCGGCTCACGGAGACAGCTTGTACGCATTGGCAACAATCGGTCGCGATGTTGGTGACTGGAGTCTGACGACTGCCGAAAACATCTCGTGGAGCTTTGACCAGCCCGGCACGGTGGTCGGTGGCGGTCAAATCAGCAACGCAAGCGCAATGGATTACAACCTGCGAACCACCGACTGGCGCAGTGGCGGAACTCCTCCGTCAGGATGGCGACTGTCGGAAGGCTGGCGTCGTGGTAGTCGCCTGTTTCACTTCTACATGGCCGAGAACCGACTCGGTGGAGAAGCGTTGGTCGTAGAGACATCTCATTACGGAAGTAGCCTCACCCACGCCCCAATCACCTACGACCCCTCGTCTGACGTTGTGTGGGTGGCTTCCGACAACATTACGGCTGGTGCCAACATCAGTTTCAAGAGCCCGAACGGAATCGAAGTAGCCAGTCCTGGATCGAGTGACGGTGACGCGTGTTCCTTCCTGGTTGGCTACAAGTCCAGCGACTTGGCCGACGGTTTAGCCACACAAGTCACCAAACTCTTGACCAACTACGGACTTTTTGCCGGAGCCACTGGCACCGGAAACTTTGGCGACGGCAAAGTAGTCGCTTTTGTTTCTTCGGGGTACCGCGAAGCGGGAGACAGCTACTACAACCCGACGACCATCTTCGGAACCGATTACCAGCACAACGTTGGTGGC